GTTTCTTCAGCTATTTTTCTATTAGAATAGGAAAAACTTTTTATTACATTTTCTTCATCAAAAGAAATAGTAAATCCAAATTCTGTTTTTCCAACTTGTTGTATTGAAATTAACCAATCTGTTTTTTCATCAAACCAATTAAATACAAAAGGTCTAAGTGCTGCAACACAAGATTCTTTAGTTGTATTTTCTAACTTGTCAATAATTTCATTTGTTATGTATTTTGAATACCAGCCAACATGAGCATCTTTAATATACAACATAAGGCTCATTCCATCATAGCCTAAATCTTTTAATTTTTTTGAAAACTCATAATTAAGATATCCAGTATCAATTTCCATTTTTTCTATTTCTTGTTTTTTATTCATTATTCTAAACTTTTATTAATTAAATTACCTTTATGATAATAATCTACAGTTTCAATGACTCTTACATGATTGTTTATATTATAATCTCCTGAAGGAACAAGTATACATAAGTTACCAAAACCTCCTTCATCGTTCCACCAATCTTCTATATCATTAAGAATTTTAGATTGTGCAAAATCTTCAATTAAGTCATATAATTCTTTATCTTCTAAAGCATTATCATTTTCCCAAGTATCAATATTATCAGCTACATCTGCTGTACTAGCACAAGGTTCATTTGTATATCCAATCCACTCTATAGCACCTGAGTCTCCTCCACCATCATATTGTACTTTAATACCTGTAATACCAAGGTCAGCCAACTTAAATAAGAGGCTTGTCATTTCTAATTCTGTCATAATTATTTGAATTTGTAAAACCTACCTAATATGTTTCCATTTAGGAATTCTTCTTTCTCAAGCACCTCATATTTAAACTGATGCTTTATTTCTTGATATGTTAATTCCATTTGAGAATAACATATCTTAATTATTTCTCTTCTAATAGTTATTCCTGCTTTGTGAGCAGCTTTAAGAGTTGCATTACTACTGTAATAACTCATAAAATTAGGTTTTAACTCTCGGGTGTATTTCTTGAGTCTCTTGTCTGTAGACATAGCAAGTGCTTTCTTACCCATAGGTTTTTTAATATTAGCAAAGAAATTCTTTTTACCAACATACTTAACAGCTTTACCATCTATAACAGCAGTCATTATGTAAATAAATCCTATACCTCCTATAGGTATATCCAATTCATCAAATTTCTTTTCGAAGTATACCCAACTCATGTCTCATTTGTATTAATTCAGTAGTATTTTCACTAAGTTCAATTTCTAACATAGCATTTTGATATGTTAAATCTTGAACTTGTTCTTCTAACAATTCATTTTGTTCTTCAAGTTGCTCAATTTCTTTTACATATTCTGTAATTATTTGATCTCTATCAGCAAGAACTTCTTTCACCTCATCTTTTAAATTATCAAAAGAACTTTTTGCATAATCAAGAAGTGTTTCAAGTTTATCTATTTCATTTTCCATAATTATATTATCTTACATATAATTTTTTAACTCTACTTGTTTTAAGTCTTTTAGTTCTTACAGTAGCAAGTTCTCTAGTTCTTATCATCTTTTTTTTCATCACATAATCTTGATGTAACATTTTCTTATTACCATTAACAAGATCTGCATTATGTATACTACCTGTTGAAGCACAAGATGATAATAAAATTACAGCAACAAAAATTCTCATAACACTTTTTTTAATAGTGGAAATAATTTATCTCTCACAGCTTCAATACCATGATCTTTTACTGAATCTGACAAATCTTTAGACATGTCAAGATTAATATAATTAAAATGATATTTTTCTTGATATCTTTGAGCAGATTTTATACCTGGTTCATCATTATCAAATAATACAATTATCTTTTGATACTTCATTAGGAGTGGTTTCATAAAGTTTTCAGGAATAACACTATTCTCACTGTCAGGAGCAATTGCTTCAATACCAGTAATACCTAATTTCTTAAAACACATCAAATCTTTTAATGAAGATGTAATTATCAAATACTTTGATTTATATTCAAGTTGATCAGCACCCTGTATGTAATCTTTTACTTTAATGAACTTGTTATCCTTGTTCTTTGGAGTATAAATCTTATAGACTGTACCATCTTCTCTGAAAAAACCATAAATAAAGTTACCTTTAATTGTAACAGAATCTAATAATCTACCTTCATCTTCTTTTATCATTGTGTAAAAAGATAATGGTTGGACATTGTGTTTTTCTAAAATTGATGAAGATAACTTAAAGTTTTTCCAATAAGCTTGATCTAATGTATTCCAATGTCTGATTTCAAAATCTGAAACTACATACTTACTATGAGGTTTATATTCTATTGGAGCATAAGAATTATTAGAAATATAGATATTATAATCATCCATTATTCTAAAAGAAGCTTGACCTCTACCATTAAGATTACATATATGCATTACAAGATTAAGACCATCACCTCCATAACCAGAAGAAAAGTCTTTAAACTTATAATAACCCTTGCTATCTGTATAAACACACATAGAAGGAACTTTGTCACTTGTATTAAATGCAGATTTAATTTTTAGACTTTGACCACATAATCTTTCATTAAGGTTAAGATAATGCTCAAATACCCATTCTCTAGGGACATCATTTAAATCAGATATTATTTCATTTGTGGAAATCATAATCTTTAGTTTTAAAATTAGGGGAACCAATGTGATTCCCCTTTAAATTTTATTTAGTCTAAAGAGAAATCACTTGAAGGTTTACGTGGACTTAATATTTCATCATCATCATCTCCAAAGTTTGAAATTTCTTTAGTTTCAAGCTTTTTCAAATGCTTAACTTCATTATAAGTAATAACTTTACCTCCATCTTTCTCACCAAATGCATACTTACCACCTTCTGCTTTTGGCATCCACATATCATAATTAGTATATCCTGTTTTACCAACATATTCTTTACCTGCTACACAAAAGTCAAGAAATTTATCCTTAATTGGTGCAGTTTTATTAAATGCTTCTACAAAAGTTTCAATAGTATCATGTTTGTTATGTTGAGATGTCATCCATTCATTAATACCTATTGTTTTACAAAGATTCTGTAAGAAAATCAAAATTGATCTATCTCTCTGAATCTTAATTCCAGTTTTTGTTTCTCCATCTGCAAATGCATACTGAGATGCTTTTACTCTACCAATTTGACCTTTAAAGTGACCAGCATCTGGATTTTCTTTATCTAAAGCAAATCCTTCAAATCCTTCAATTGGTTCTGTTTCTACATGTAAAATCAGATGAAATGCACCAGGTATAAACTTGAATTCTTCTAATTCAATGTTATTGATTTTCATCACTTTGTTACCTGGACTAATTGTTTTTGGCATTCCGGTTCCACCGGTACCTAAATCTTCTGTACTTAAAGCCATTTTACTTTTCTTTTTTAATTATTAACAAAAACTTTTTCCCATGATGTAGTTAATACACCATCAATCATTTCAGAAACTACTACTTCTTCATTTCTTAAGTGCTCAGGACGAGCACCACATGTAACTTCATCATTAGTCTTAAAAGACAAAATGGTTTTGTTACCTTTTCTATACATATAACCAATTGCATCTGCTTGTGCACATATTAAAGATTTAATTTTACCTGTCAAATCAATGTTTGCAGACATAACCATTTCTCCTTTATCATCCACTACTTTATCTTTAATATGACCTGATAAAATAATTGTAGGTGCTAAAGTATCAATAAAATCTAAAACCTGAAAGAATGCTTGACGAATATATAAATATCCAGCACCATTTGCTAGTGTAGTTAAATTATCTCCATCATAGTTTTTACCCATTGCTGTTGACTTGTAGAGTTTGATAGCCAACGGCATAATCATTTCTTCTAAAGCAGTAACAGTATCAATAGTAATAAACTTATAAGGACAATCTGCAGCTTTGATTGCTTTACCAGTATCAAGTAATTCTTGCAAATTACTTATCTTAACTTTCATAGCATCAATAAAATCAGTTCCATTTTCTAAATCCAATATTAGATTATCAGCAAGACCTGCATATGCAGTAGTTTTACCTGTCTTTGGTTTAGAATAGATAACTATTCTCTTAGGATTCTGCCGTGTAGCAGAAATCTTACTTGTTGGAAGTACTATACTCATATTTCATTTTTTGTTTGTTTAATCATATCATTTAACCATTCTTTATCACTAACAGGTTTAACTAACATAATAGCAGCAAAATCTCTTAATGAAATATTTGCTAATGTATTTATGTCATCATCTTTGTCAATGTCAAAATCAGCTCCTTTTTTAGGAATGTATTCTTCTTCAAAGTCTGGAAATATACTTAATGATTTTTGTAACTGAGGTAACTCAAGTTTAGCATCTTCTTTTCTCTTTTCATAAAGAGAATGACTAATCTCTTGACCACTATGAAGTACAACAACCATTTCATTAACAGGAACAAGATATTTTCTATCAGGTTTTCCTTCATTATCTATACCTTCAATCACATCATATTCTTCTTTAAAAAATGGATTGTGTTTAAGTTTATATAATTGTCTATCTTCATTCATAGGAATAATATTAATATTCCCACCTTTGTCATCATAGACATTATCATAAAACTCAATATAGATATCTTCACCTTTCTTCAATTCCCACTCAAAAAACTGACACTGTCTTCCAAACTTTCCTTTTTTGAAAAATGCAGTTTTGATTGTAAAAAATGGATCAGCAATACCAATTGCTTTAAAAGCATCCATATGTGACATATAGAACTCTTTTTCTTTTTCTTTTCTTAAATTGTGACTATTCATATTTATTAATTTACAGAGATTTTGTGTGTAGTTTCTCTTGCAGGAGTAGGTATCTCTACTATTCTCATAGTAGTTCTATCTAATTTAAAGAAACTTATTCTTGTCATACCATTTCTAGATTTTAAAAAGTGAAATACTAATGTATCTGGATCTTCAATCAAGAACTTTTCAGGACCATACTTTTTAATTTTTCTAATAGATGGTTTATTCATACCCATCACTACATCTGCATGTTGCAGTAAAGCATCAGAACCATATATATCAGAATCTAATACATAATTACCATAAGTACCTTCAAGTTGTCTTTTAGGATCATCTATGTTTCTATTTAACTGACTTAGGACAACAAATGCTACAGGATAGTTCTTTTTCATTATGGTGAGTGCTTCACCTAGTGCTCCTAACATATCAAATTTATCTTTTTGTCCAAAATCATTTTTAAATAAAGCTGAGTGATCTATAGTAACAAGTAAATTTGTATACTTTCCATCAGGTTTTCTATGTCTTTCCAATTCATGATGAATTGTAGCACACATTTCATTGACAGTACACGTATCATAGACTACACTTATAAGATCTGTGTTAAGTGTATCTTTATAATACTCTACACATTTCTGAAATAAATTTTTATCTACTAAGTTACCATCCTTACTCATTAATGTATTGTAATCAGCACCTGTAATCAGACCAAATTTTCTTATTGCACTGGTTTCATCAACCATTTCCATCTGGAATTTAAGCACCCTAAATTCTTGATCAGGATTCTTAATTATTATATCAGAAATCAACTGTTCCATGAATAAAGTTTTACCTGTACCAGGTCTTGCACCAACAACTGTTATTGTTCTCCATTCAAGACCATCACAAAATGCATCATTAAATTTAGGCCATGCACTTATAAGTGCTGGAAGTTTACCTTCTCTTCTAGCTTTCATTTTAATAAGACCTTTTTCTAAACTTTGTCTTTCACTAACAGGTAACAGATGTCTGGCACCATTAAATAATTTTGTCATTGGCATTAAAATTTATATTATACAATTAACTCATTAAATACAACTACATCATCATCAGGATTATTATTTAAAAATTCACAATATGTTGCAAGATCAGAATCCCAACTTTTGTCTACACATTGTTTTCTCAAAAAATATTGAGAATTTCTCATGTATTCATAATTTTTAGATTCATATTCATGTATAAACTTTTGTGTAGCTTCAAAAATTGTTTCCCAAGAGTAATCATAGGTATCAAAAAACCATCTAAATGCAGTTTCAAGATTTTTTGCTGGGACTCTTGCATATTTTCCAGAAGATAGTTTCTTATTAGGAAATATATTTACATATGCCTCTATGTTTTGCATAAAATTATGCCCCATTAAATCTTTTGAAGTTTTCTTTTTTGATTTTTTAAAGTACCCGTCAATTTCAGTAGTAAAGATAATACTTTTATCTGTTAGCTGCAAATCATTTGTCAACCACTCATCATTTTGTAATCTTTTACACTCAAGTTCTTTATTTACAAACTTATGTGGTACAATTTTTTCCTTAATGCAAGATAAAACATAAAATGCATTAGGAGTTAACTCATTTTGAATGAGTTTTGTAAATATTTCTATCATGTCACCAAGTTATTGTTTCATTAGTACTATCTTTTACAATCTTTGCTACTTTATTAAATACATCCATACTATCCCATTTACTACCATTGTATGCAGCAGATGCTGGATGCTTGACAAAAAACTTATGACTATTATCATTAGTAAGTGAAGACCATTCTTCAGCTTTTTTACCCATATAAACATATACTAGTCCAGGACTATAATTATTTAATGTATCTAACAAATATGCAGTAAAGGGTTTCCATATGTCATAATGACCTCCAATCTTACCTACTTCAGTAGTAAGAGCAGTATTTAACAATAGTATACCCTGATTTGACCATCTGGTTAAATCATTGTTTTCACTTATCACGTGATTATTATATACAGTTTTATCAACTTCTTGTAAGATGTATCTAAGACTTGCTTGTAATTTGTCTGTGTTACTGCAACTAAATGCAATACCATCTGCTACACCTAATTGAGGATAAGGATCTTGACCAATAATGATCACTTTAAGCTTATCATAAGGGCACTCTTCAAATGCTCTAAACACTTGTTTTAATGGTGGAGTAAATCTTTTATCTAATTTAGTTTGGTTATAAAGTTGATTTAAAATTAAATCAAATTCTGAACTAAATATAAAAGATTTAAAAAATCTATCCCAACCATTTGGTTCAAGTTTTTCAAACATTTTTTGTTTAATTTCTTCTAAATCCATTTTTTTGTTATTTTTGATAAAAATTAAGACTATGATCAAGTTAAAAGAAATGAAGGATGATGCAATTATTACCATCCAAGTAAATAAAACATACTATTTAATGGCTAAAGCAGCATCCTTTGTTGTTCTCCA